CTAAAAGCACTTATAGAAGGGCTAATGGCACTAGGTGGTGGTTGACCTTTATAGTTAATAGTAGTTGTATCAGCGTGTGCATTATGCACCATAAATAACACAAGTAAAACAATTAATGACCAACTTAATAGTTTATAAAATGTTTGCATAATATTTACATAAACCTATGAGTTAATAAAAATACAATTACAAATCCTGCTGTGCCTAAAAGTATTTGTTCTAATCTTTTAAGCCTAGCGTTTATTTGTTCATATCTTAATGCACATACTTCTTCATGCGTACTTAAACGTGCTTCTACGTCTGACTTTATCATGTCCATTCTTACCTTTGCTGTTCTTCTGGGTTAATCATATAGTCTGATAATAGACCTTGAGGAATACCATACTGTGTACCAGTATTAATGAGATTTAAATTTCTAGGTTGAACGTTATATCTATTTGGCAAACCACTTCTCATAAACTTAGCCAAATCTATAATATTACTTTCACCCATTTTAGTTGCACCCATACGACCAAGAGTTGTAGCACCAGCAAATGCACCACCAGTAAGCATATCACCTGCACCAATAGCTATTGTTGGTAATGCAGACACAGTTGATGTTGGAGCAAATCTACCTACAAATTTAAGTGTTTGTTTTAAATCACTACCCTTAGCTGCTTCAATGATTGCATCTTGTTCACCCTTAGAGAATAAACGCATACGCTTTTCATTTTTAGCAAGTTTTCTCATTTGTTGTGCCAATGAGTTTTCTGTGCCAGATTGTGTAAATTTAGTACGATCAAGCTGAGCTTCATCAAGCATATCTGTAAATATTTCAGACTTCTTAAATTTAGCATAACTATCACGAGCTTGCTGCCATATATTAAGTGCTTCTTTGTTACCAACCTTAATATCTCTTACAGGCATATTTGCCATGTAATCATCAAACTCATCTAGCAATCTTGTTGCAATACGTCTTTCATTTGGATTAGTAGATGCTTGTCCATTTTTAATCATGGTGCGTAATGATTGAATTTCAGTAAAGTCTACAGGTTGTTTACCAGATGTAAGTTCTTTAATTGCAGCATTAACGTCTGGGAAATTACCACTAGGAGTGTATCCTTCTTTTCTTAATCTTGCTGGCAAGTTTTGCATATTAGCTTGGAATACATTTTTCTTTAATGTAATGCCTTGACTTTGTGCTTGATTAAAAAGATTAGTAGCTTGTTGTTGAAAAAACTCTTGCTCTGGTACAGCACCTAAGTTTACTTTTGATTCTTTAAATAATTTAGATGCAACTGTAGGAACATATAGCGGAGCTTTAGTAAATGGTAACTTAATTGGTGTAGCAGCAAACTCTAATGATTTTGGACTAGCACCAAATAATGCTGTAGCAGGTATTTGTGAAGGTACATTTCCTACCATTGGAGTTGGAGCCAGTTTAGATGATTCTAAAAAGCTACCAATACCTTCAACAGCCTTTTGACCAATTTCAGTTTGTGGTCTATATGCAGTTGTTTCCATACCCTTCATGATTGCTGCTTCAGCACTAGGAGCATATTGATTACCAGTAACACCACCAATAGCTTGTCTACCTAAACCATAATATGCACCTACAGGAGCAGTTACTAATGGAGTAGTAGCAGCTAATGCAGCATCAAATCCACCTACAGCTTCTCTAAGAATAGGAATTCTATCAAGTGTTGTTTGTGGTTTTTGAACAGTAGGTTCAGCTGGCTTTACTCTTTGTTCTGGAGGAATTAATAAATCATAAGGAATACTCTTATCGCTTGTATCAGCTGGTACACCAGACAATTGTCTTTGTAATTCAGCAAGGCCATCTGTAGATACTTTATCTAGCTTTTGTACTTTAAGGTATTCTAAGTCTTTAGTAGAAAACTTTGAAAAGTCCATTATTATTTACCTTTTCTTTTTTTAAGTTCATTTGATATAGCCTCAAGATCAAACATTACTCCACCACCTGCTGGTTTAGCACTTGGAGGATTTATTTTATTTGTATATAATTGAATGCCTGCATTATTACTTTGTTGAACTGCTTCAATTGCACCTAATAAAGCATCTGAGCTAAACCCACCCTTTATTAATGTAAGAAGTTGGTCTGGAGGTGGAAGTTGTTTCTGTAAGCGTGGCAAATCTTCTTTGTTAAGCACACCAAGTTCAGAACCAATACGAAGTTTAGTTAATGCATCTTCATACAATGCTTGTTGCCTTGCACCAGTTGCACCAAAACCACCAATTTGCAATCCATTTTGTTTAATATCAGCTTTTAAAGTTTCTAGTGATGTATTGAATAAAATACCTGCATCAATTTTTTCTTTTGCTTTAGTAGCTTGTTGCTCTGTTAATGCAGTTGGTGCTTTAGTAATGTTGCCAGCATCAGCAGTAGTAGTTGGAGTTGGAGTAGTAGTTGTTGCAGTTTGTTTTGTTGTTCCATCATAGCCATATATTGGAGGTAAAATATTTGGTGGTGGCGGAGCAGGTTTAATTTGTACAGGAATTTGTTTTGTAATACCAGTAACAGGATCTTGTACAGTTTGCATAACTGTTTTTGGCTCAAACACTTCACGATATGCAACAGCATATTTAGGACTACTTCTTACTGCTGCAGAGTCAGCAGAACCATCATTACCTCTAAGAAGAATATTGTAAGATACACCTTCTACGCTAGATCCATAACCACCAGACTTACTACCAATAGCAGCGTCATAAGCACTAAGATATGGACTAGTAGGATCTTCTTTAGCTAATCTATTTCTGTTATAGATAAGTTTATCTAAGTCAGTCATACCTTCCATTTCAATTTGCTTAGTAGTCTTAGCAACGTTAAGTGCATCAAGTACATTCTTAGTTCTAGTATCGTATACATTTTGAGCACCAGAAGTGCCAGCCAAATATGATCTAGCAGCGTAAGGAATAATTGATCCATATCCTTGATTCTTAGGCTGAGCTACAAAATTTACAAACGTATTAAGAAGTCCAGATATGTTTGATTGTTGTTCTAGTTGTTTATATTTTTCAGCACCTAATAAACCTTGTAAATACTCTGGTTTTTGTGTTAAAAATAAATTTGGTAATTCATCAAATAAAGCCATTATTATCTTCCTCCAAATAAACTTGGATATAACTGAATGAGTTCTGGATGTCTTTGTACTACTGAATCAAGTGCAACTTGACCTGTCTTATTAGGCCTAACAGGAAGTATTGTAGGTGATACACCAGTTGCTGCAGGTGTAGGCATTTGAATACCAGCACCACCTTCAAATGAACCTTGTTTTACAGGTCTTTGCCCAGATGTGTCTACAGGTTTAGGTGGTTGATTAGCCAACTCAATACCTTTAAGTCCAATGTTACCAGCACTTAATGGATTATCTTTTGCCCATGAATATGCATCTGTGCCAACACCTTGAATTTTTTCTAATGCTGTAGGAGGTGTATAATTAAATAACTTAGACATATTTGCACCAAGAACATTATTCCCAGCACCACCAGCTAAATCACCAGTAGACAATGGTATACCTCTAGCATATGCACCAGTAGCTGTAGTTGCAGGTAATGCACCTTGACCAAGAAGGTATGATCCAGCTATATCGTCTACAGAACCAGCTGCACCACTTAAAACATTTTGGCCTAAATTTGATCCAAGATTTTGAATGCCCATAGATGGAATAGCTTGTTTTGCTAATTCACCAGTTGCTGCTGTAATGCCTTTAGAAGCACCACCTACAGCACTACCAAGAGAAGATTTTCCAAAAGCATCTGCAATTTTACCACCAAGCAAACTTTCAGATCCACCAAACACACCGCCAGTAGCACCGCCAAGCAATGCACCTGTAAATGGATTTTGACCTGTGGCAGCTGAAGTTAAAGCTCCAACACCTGCACCTATTAAAATTGGCTCCATGATTATCCTTGTAGTTTGCCTACTGCATAGCAGATTGGCTCAATGATTGCACGATAGATACGACCTAGTGGATCTCTGCGTTTACCACGCATTTCTTTCCATAAGTCAGCTGTACGATGTCTAGCAATATGTTCTGAAATCTTACGAACAATCTTGCGAGTAAATGTTTGTTTATCACTAAACGCAAATGCAACAACTGGCAAGAATAGTTTATGGTATCCTTTTTCAATTGTCTTAGCGTTAGGCATATTTGCTGAATGTTGTAACCAGATAGCTTGTCTGAATGATCCAAAGCCATATGCTTGATTCATTGCTGTACATACAATCTTACCACCACCAGATTGCGTAGTAGTAGATACTGTACCTGTAGGTGCCCCATATGCCGCTCCCAAGTATGCACTTAACTTCTGATATGGTTTATTTTGTTCAAAGTTAAAGCGATCAATGTCAGCTTGTAATGCAGTTTGTTGATATTGTTCACCCATCTTACCTACGTTAGCAAGTTGTTGAATGTCACCATAATCAGCTTGTGCTAATGCTGGAGCAGCTAAAGAAGCAGCATCTTGTCTGCCACGTTCTGCACCATAGTTTTGATAAGCTAACTCACCATACTTGTTTGCTAGTGTATTAGCTAATGTAGTAGCAGCTCTATTTTGAATATCAGCAGATACACCAGAACCATAACGACCAGCTCTAGATGCAGTAGATTGTGCAGCCATAATAGCATCATTATAGTTTTGTGTAGCACCTTGTGCAGCACCAGCTAATGCTTGGTTAAAGTATGGATTGTTTTGTAAGTATTGGCCACCAATCACATCTTGCTGTTGTTGTTGTGCAGCAGGCAGTAGTGGATTGCCAGCTAATGCACGATTTTGAGCAGCCTGTAATGCTGTTTGAGTTTGTGCAGATGGTGATATATAAGTTTGACCAGAATAATATGATGGGTTTGTTGTTTGATACAGATTTTTAGCTTCGCCAAGACCATATTCTACAAATGGTCTAACTGTTGGGTCTAATTGATTTTGAGTTTGTGATGAACCACCACCACCGCCACCGCCCTTGTAAAATGTAAAATTGTCTACTAATTTAAATAGCCAGTTATTAAGATTAATCATATTTATTTACCTTGTGTGTTAGTTGTTGGTGTAAATGTGTAATTGCCTTGAGGTGATGAGCTCATCATATCATTGCCTATAAAACTAAAAATTGGATTATCAGATGATGATAAAAGACTGCCCATTTGATATATAGGGCTAAGTTCAAATGCTGAAGGCCTGTATGAACTTTCATAGTTATTTTGCATCGTATTATTTGGTGCATTATAATTAATTGGACTAGATAGTGGATTGATAAACCTTCCAGCACCTTGCATAGCACCTATAGGTCTTTGTTGCAATAAATTTGAATTTAAGTTTGGAAACATTGTATCAATGCTTGGGTATGGATTAACTGTGTTATCCACTTTAAATTTATCGTATTTTGACATTTCTGTAATGCCCAATGTTGGTATACCCATTATAATCTTCTTTCTACTATGATATATCTGTTTTCAAACCCATAAGCACGTTTCCAAAGCCTTGCTACTGCTTCAAAAGCTGCTCCCTGTATTTTTGTTCCACCTTGTTCTTTTGCCCATACACAGAATTGGTCTACTGCATTGCGACAAGTTTTACCGCCTATTGCTGTTATAAATGCAACTCTGTCATTAGGATAACTAATCCATTCCACAGTTAGTGCACATTTAATATTCATTGTTTCATCTGCCGCTACAAGAAGAACTTGTCTACCTTGCGTTAGCATAACCTTTAGGTGTTCTAATGTGTATTCACCACCAGAATGATCCATAGCATCACTTAACATTTTTTTTACTTTAGGCCATGTTTGTTGAACTTGGTGTGGTGGTATTGTGTATAAATTTAACATTTGAGTGACCAAGTCTGTGGTTCAAATCCTAACTTATAGGCCACCCTATTCCATCCCTTGCGATGAGAAGTAAATGTTATCTCATGTATATTGCTTGATTGTGCAATCTTCTTAACTTCATCTAAGCCAAATTGCATAAGGTTCTTATTCTTACCATATGCTGCCCAGATATGTATTTTGTTTTCAAATGCCTGTGTTATAATGTAACCTTGCCAAATATCATCTTGAAGTACTAAGAAAAGATTTGCCCTGTTTTCACGAATATCACAATATGCATCCTCTGGAATCCAAAGGTTTCCATGCTGTGACATTTCATCAAGGCTTGGTCTTATTTGAGGCCAAATTTGTTTAAGTTCTTGTGGTTTTATATAGTGTAGTTTCATGCTACGATTATATCATTTGGCTTTTATATTAACCCAACACTAGATAGCCATATGTTTTATCAGCTGTGTTATTTGCAAAATGTTTAAGTGTTGCACTACCTTTAGTTCTGTCACTTACATATACATTAGTAGATGCTGAAGTTGATACATAACTCATTGTAGTAATAACGCTTGGTGTAGCTGGTCTTGTTGGACTTGTACCTGCTGCATAATGTTCTATAGACACACCAGTATCAGATACTTTCCACATAAGTTCAACATAGTCACCTGCTACTAATTCTACATAAAAGTTTAATGCACCAATAATATGACTTGGGTCAGTAGATGCTTTTCTTGCTGCTAAACCAAACCTACTGTTTGATGCTGCAATATCTGTGCCATTTTTTCTAAACCAAACTTCTGCGTCTTGAGAGTCGTTAGTTGTATTCTTAAGCTGTATAGAAAATTCTAAATTATAAAGACCAGTATTTCTTACATTAAGTCTAGAGCTATTTGACAAATACACACCGTTAGAAAAGTCAGTAGTGTTAAATGTAATTGCATAAGCTGCAGTTGTTGATGCAGCAGTCTGGTCAGTTGTATCTTGAAACGCACCATAAGGAACAGTATCACTACCAGCAGCAGCACTAATAGGTGTTAATAATATTATACTATTAAAGCCTATACGTTCATTATAAATAGTTGTAGTGGTAGCATTACCAGTAGCTAAAGTAATTTCGCCTGTGTTGTTAGACTTGCCTTCAATAATGTTGTTTACAACTTCAGCTACCTCACGAGGTGTGCCACCAACCATTGGCAGTTTGCGATACATATCACGCATTATCTACCACCTTGAGGCTTAAAGTCCACATCCATTCCAATAGCATATATCCAGCTACCTGTTGGGGTAATTTGTATTCTATGATAACGACCAGCACTTCTTACAGATGCCCTACCTTCAGATGAAGCTGCAACAGATGTTGAGTATGTGATAGCGTCATCTAATTCACGTCTAGAAGCTACAGAAACGCTTGCAGAGCCATTTTCTAATTGAGGTCTAACCAATGTAAGTACTGAATTATAACCAGCCTCTATATCGCCTGTATTTAATGATGCAGTAGCGTTAGATCCTGTAAATGTAATGATCTTATTATCACGAGCACCAGCAAATAGTAACTTACCACCTACCCAAAGACGTGAGTCTAAAGATGTTGTTAAATCATCTAATAATCCAAACGCATCTAGATCTTCTAGCGTTACACCAGACGTTGTTACAGATGATATATAGTCTACGTCAGTAGCAGCCTTTGACCATTTGTTTGTTTGCCAATTAAACATAATGAGTGAACGACCACCAGATGTGTTAGGGAAATTCCATACCACAATGTTTCTTACTGGGTCAACTGCTGTGCTACAAGTATTAATTTGACCTAAGTCACAGTTAGCAAAAAACCATTTGTCTACTTTTTCTGTGCCAATGCCAACTAAGTTCACACCATTACATGAGTAGAATCCATCATCTGATAAGAAGTATGTAGTGTCAGCATATTGTGCAACTGTAGAGCCATCTGTACATCCTAATCCACGAGAGATTGTGTCAAACTGAAAGAATAATGGTGAGCCAACGTATGACATACGAACAACACCACGTTCAAGTAATACTAAGCCAAACTCGCCACCTGTAATTCCTTGTATATTACCGCCATCGCTGATTATCTGATAATCGCTTTGTGAAGCACCACCAGAAGTCCAGTCAGTTTCATCATTGATGTCTGACCATTGCACCTTATTAGGTGTACCACTAATATTAGCAGCTACTACAAAGTCACGAACTACTGTAATGTATTTAGCGATAGGTGCTGCAGCAGCTACATCTGCAAAAACAGTAGAAGTATTAACTGTCCATGCTTGAATCTTTTCAGCATTGTTAGATGCTAATAATACGTCACCAAACTGTGCAAAACTCCATCTATCTGCACCACTATAACCACCAGCCTTAGATACGTTTGCTAAATTATTTGTACCAGATGTAAACTTAAATAGCTTTGTAGCACCACCAGCAAATAACTGTGTAATGGTACTAAATTTACCAGCATACACATTGTTAAGGTTTTCACTAGCAGCGTTAGAGTAATCTACAGCACTAGGAAATGGGCTATAACCTTGCACTAATGGCACTACGTTGTTTACGTCAACTAACGCACCAGAAATTGATGGCTGATCTGGTAACCATTCTGCAAAATTTATTCGTTGGGTAGCCATGTATTAGAACTTCCTGTTATGTCTGTCCATGTTTCAGAACCAGTTGTTATGTTTGTCCATACTTCAGAGCCAGCAGCAATATTGCTCCACTCTTCACCTAATCTTCTTCCTAGTGCTGTAACTGCAGCATTAGCTGTAATTGCACCCTTACCTGACCATATAGCGTTAGGACTTGAAACAACTATAGCGTTAGCGTTAATACTTCCAAAGCCTTCGTAGAGTACACCACCATTAGCTACAACTGTAGCAGTAGCATTGATAGATCCTGTAGATGTTCTAAAGCGTATAGCGTCTGCAGCAACTGTACAATCACTAAATATAGATCCAGTAGCAAAAGCATAAGAGACAGGATTGTCTACAT